TTCACTAGTTACAACCCGTAATTGTCCTGTGCTGGTTGTAACAGTGCGAAGCCGGTTCTGAAGGTTCTGATAAGCGTCCACCAATCGAACAAGTTCAGTAAAAGCAAAACTGGCACCCAGGGCACCCAACGCTCTATTGAGGAGCCGGACGGAACGCTGGGCCGAACGTGCCCCGGTGCCAATACCTTCGATACGGCGACGTGTACGGACGGCACCGGTTTCGTCCACAACTATATGTATGCGTTCTCTGGGCATTACCTTAGCACCCTAACTGTTTTTAATCCAGCGGTAGCGTCCATCAATGCTCGCTCAATAAATCCTGCAGGAGCCTGTTGGGACCAACCATTGTTAAGGTATACCAGGTAACTAACATTGTTGAATATATGTAGCTGCTTGCCAGCTTTGAAGCGATTGATGCGGTTAACGGCCAGCCGGATGGATTCCGACCCATCCGGGCTTAGCCTATCTATCTCATCCACAGGAGGTGCCACTGCCAAAGTTGCACGCCAATTCCCCCTTGCTTTGCCAGTATCCACAGGAGTAGCAGGAACAACTGAGCGAATAAAGTCACGGGCAGCTTGACGCACTGCGGCTTCAGTGCCCTCTTGAATTTGCTTTCCGCGCAAGTCCATTCTATTGGCGAATTGTGTAAGGGACATTAGCTGGTTTTCCTTTTCCTTATCTCGAAGTAAGTTGCATCCATGCTATTAATAAAGAAGTGCAACCTGTATTCTTGTTCTTCGTCGAATCCATTAGCCCTGGCGTAGTGGTGCACAACGAGCCAAGGTATTGGGCCATCTCCCATTCCGCCTCTACTATTATTGAGCTCAAAGTACGCATTGTAATAGAGCCCAAGCCCCATGTTGACCGTGGGTGCATCTGAGAACTTTTTCGCAAGTCTGCCAGTTTGGCGGAAAGCATTAAATGCCTGGTCTTCGAATTCAGCTTGCACAAGCTCATATTCCAAGACCTCTGTTAGTTTTTTACTACTTCTTCCCTTACTTCCTCCAAGAACAAAGACATATTGCTCGCCTGGGCTTGGAGATCAGCAAACAGATCAGGCAAATCTTGCAATGCCTTTGTTACATTTTTCTCATTGAACGGAAGCAACTTGCCGTCGGCATCCATAATACCGAATTTCCACTTCTCCTCAACTAATTCCTCCCAGCCAAGGATTATGGTATCAACGTAAGTTTCAAGAAGGATTTTTGCAGCAACCTCATTGGGGAGACTTCCATTAGACATTGCTCGTCTATACGGTTTGGTCTTTCTGGTAAGAGCCAATTCATATTGCTTATTGGAACCACCTGCACGTGCAATAGTAATGCGAGTGGTTCCATAATCAATCTTGATACCTTCCTGCTCTAACTTCTTATCCGTTGAAAAGGACTTATACAGTGACATAATCTCTCCTTTGTTATGTCAGATTATTCTTTACACATCTGCTGCAGTTGGCAAGTAATCGAAAAATACCATCATTGCCGTATGGTCCAAACCAGAATGAACCTGGTCACCAGATGCCATATTCATGCTCAATGGCAGATTTATTGGTTGGTCTTTTGCCACATTCAAACGACCATCGCCCAGAGCCATCAACGGGAAGTCAATCGCGATTCCCGCGTTCGCTTTCACAATTACAAAATCCAAAGTCACATTTGAATTGTTTCTTACGGCAGCAATTGCAGACTCCTCAGAGAAATATGCCGTAAGATTTCCGGAAACTCCGAAGATACCAGTTGCCATCTCAAATGCACCCAAGGTGCCAATAGCCTTGTTCGGGGAAACATTGTTATTGATGTTTATCGTCATTTCCGTTACGTAAGCAAACAAGGCACTTGGGTCTTCATCGGTGTCAGAAACAACTGCCATATTTATCCTGGAAAAGTCGGAACTGGTATTAAACGCATCCTCTGAAGTAAGAGCAGGACGTGTTCCACTCTTTAGGCCAGTAGAAGCACTTACTGTTTCATGGTCTCCAGCAACAAAGGAGAGATCGGCAGTAACCTTCCCAGCAGTCGGCACATTTAAGGCCAATTCATTAGGAACGGCTCCAGTAAGATACTCACCCTGTATATCATTTGGAGAAGCATCGTCCGGTGCTCCCAGGGCACGTTCTACATTATACGTGGTTCGTGAAATGAGAGTGGTGTCACTCTCGTTTTTGAGCACACGACCAAAGAACAACCGAACTGTGCTTGTGGTGTTGGCCTCCGTGACCATTGTAGTATCAGACTTATCAAGAGTCAAAACATTGGCTGCAATGGTTCGAATCCTTTTCCAACCATTATTCGCTGCAGTAGTGAATTGGTCACCAGCAACGTCTCCTCCAACAAAGATCCATTCACCAGGATTCAAGTCAAGAGTGGTGAAATCCAAAGCGGTTGAAGTGAGTGTTGGCAAACTTCCAGAAGCATCCACATCAATATCACCCACGGCTCCTTCAACGCCAACTGTGACTATTTTTGCTGCACTGGCAGGTGAAGCATCATCAACAATATCCTCATCTACACCCAAAGCGGTAGCAGAAGCGGAGGAAACTCTCTTCAACCCGTTATTTGCTGCATCATCAAAGCCAGTAACATAGATAAGATCACCAACAGTAAAATCGTCCAATCCGGATGCCGCATCATATTCATCTGCTGTTCCATCCACGTTCGTGATTTCACCACTGCCACCAAACTCATCCTTACTTCGGAAAGCAGCGTAGAAATAACCCTGGAGAATTTCTTGGAGATTACTTTGGGTGAAATCAACGTTGAATCCACCAGAAGCATCCAAGTCTGTGGTAACACCCTTTGCTTGCTGACGACCTTCAGCGATCGGGTCACGGGCAAGAGTTGTTACATTTCCACCAAAATCGTTATATGCATTCGGTTCAAGTCCAACCCAAGTGGGGCTTCCAGGAAGAGTTTTATAAGAATCCTCTATGGCATACCTGAGGCCAGTTGAATTGGAGTCAATGCTGTTTAAAATTGCCATTTTATTTTACCTCTGTGTAAGTAAAGTCAACTATGACATTAAACTGATACCAACCATCATCAGTTTCTCCAATATCCTGAAATCTAGGATTGCGAAACCAAACTTGTGAAGCAGTAGAAACATTTCTATATGCATTCATGACAGTCCTAGATAATGTCAACCCCTCATTGGTGCCAACACCTAATGGTAAGAATATCTGGACGATTAAGAAACCAATATTTTCATAAGTTGTTGAGCCTATGGCCTTTTGCTCACCTGCTACATGATTAACTTCTACTCTTGCCCAGGGAGTCTTGGTCGTTGGTTTGTGACCTTCCACATTCGGCCAGAGCATAGTGTAGTTAGTGGTGTCCCAAGCTGTTTTAAGCAGGGCCAGAATTTCATCTACAGCTGTAGCAGGAACAGCACTCACGTTTTCACACCTACATAAGCAAGTAAGACAGTATCACCAGGCTTTAAGATTTCAATAAACTCGATTGAATATCTAGTCCCACCATCATCTATCTCTTTATAGTCCTTGAGATCATTAGTCCCCGGTTCAACAATCAATATCTGTTCAACAGTAAGTGCTAATCTCTGAACTTGGACATTTGCACCAAGTTCCTGTAAAGAGGTAGGTGGGACAAATACTGCATTTAAGGAAACGGAAGTTCCACCAGTTCTTGGAGTAGAATTTTTCCAAGGAGTGGAAGCATCGTCCACAGTTTCATCAAATGCTATAAAGGAGACAGATCTTCCTGAATCCTTAATTAGTCTGGCAGCGGTTGCTTTGAGCTTTTCATAATCAGGCACGGATCACCCTTTTCGAGTTTATCACGAAACGCCTAATTATACTATCAGCTTCCGGAATGGGACGTATTGTAGAGGATGAACCATTTTCTGTATATTTTGTCTCAGTTTCAATTGGTCCAACCTTCTCTTTAATAGAATTAACTGACTTACCAACGGTATTGGCGTCAATCTGAGTGTAAAGATCCTCACTCAATGCCTTCAAGGCATAAATCGCAATTGCCTTTTTGAAATCGTCTGGAATGCCTTCGATTTCATTACCTGCCTCATCACAGATATCTCCCCTGGGCATAGACAACCCTTGATCATCCTCAAGGCGACTTCCAAGAAATTTACCATACCAACGAGATTCTACATAATCTGTAGCACAAATTATAGCTGCTTGTTTTTGTAGATCACCACCAACCCACTTCTGGTTCTGGCGGTCCAAATGTATGGTGTCAGCTTCTGCAACAGTTATGTATGCATTAGCACCAGCTACACCAGTTCCGTCTTCAACAACAAAGGCCATAATCTTATCCCATTAATATGAATTGGGCTGAGCCGCAAAACCTTTTGGCAATTGATTATAGTAGATTCTTAATGGGGAAACAATATCCACATCTGATAGATTAACATCAGACCCAGAGGTCACTCGGTCTATGACGGTTCCACTAATTTCACCAACCGCACCCAATGCACCTGAAGTCCATTGCGGCATAGTCCCAGATACACTTTGACCAGCAGCAACCAACTTTCCGTTAATCCACATTTTAGCTTCACCGGAACCTGGAAGAACAGCAACAACAATTTTCAAAACATCATCGTCTGCAACTATAGCACCTGTTGCAGTGATAGTAAGTCCATCATCGGTTGCCACATCATCACCAGCAGAAAATTTGATATTGGTAGTCCCATCTTCAACCCAAAGTGCAGTTCCACCAGTATCAGAGCCAATTTCAAAAATGACCCCAACTGGAGAAGACCCATTTCTTGCTATATCAATAGCAAAGGTCATGGGCAAGGTTTTATCCGGGAATGCTGGGCCAGGGTCTATCGAATCACCGTCAGAATATCGGGAAGTTTCAAAAAGTCCTGAGGCAGGATCCAACCTGCCTTTCCGATTTCTTTGTGAAACAGCAACAACATTTCCGGAATTTGGGCGAAACCGCCTTAAACTCCGAATTGTCATTTACTGGTTCGCTCCTGTTGCCGGATAAACCGGACGATGAGTGCCACGCTTGGTCTTACGACTCATTGCCTGATCCAATTGTGAAGCAGATCCAGAAGCTTCATCAGGGCCGAGTGCTTCAAGCACCTTTTGGCGACGGTTAAGTCGAGCAGCACGTTGCTTTGCTTGGCTCTTAATGTAATCAGTAATTGCTTGCTGGTTAGCACCATGACTTGGCTCTTCATAAAGCATTTCTGCAATACGATCACTCTCAGCCATTGCTTTTTCCAGCATCTTCTTACCTTCAACCAAGGCACCACGAATTTCATGCACCTTTTCCTGTGCTGCTTTATGTTCTTCCAGCAAACGTGCACGACGATCTTCCGGAGATTCGTCCTCATCCCCTTCATCATCCTCATCTTCATCGTTTTCCGATGTAGGTTGCTCAAGAGGAGTTTCCGGTGGCTTCTCAGGAGGATCTTCAGTAACTTCCGGAGGAGTCTCGGTCTGAGTTTCCCCACTCATGTCGCCTTTGGGTTGCTCAGTATCCCCAGGGGTCTCTTCCGGTAATTCGGGACTATCTCGACTAAACAACGGTGCAGCTTCCGTCACCATTGCACGAGTCAAATCAGAATTACCAGTTAATTCCTCCATAACGGACATCAAAGGAGCACCACTGGCTGTCCAATGGGCGTCATTGCCAACGTCCAATTGTTTCAAGGCTTGTATGATAGTCAAAATATCACCCCTTATTAGTCGTCACCGAGCATGGTGTAGACGAGATGCACGGAACCACCAAGGGTGAAGTCCACGTCATCTGCACTAATATCTGCATCGTCTATCAACACGTTCAGGTTAAGTTCCAGGTCACCTGCAGTATTATCAAGGACAACACCACACAGAGAACCATCCGATTGTAATCCTCTGGTTAGAGGAGAAACATTAGCCGTTGCAGCAGCAAGGGCTGTTGAAGGAACAATGTCAACTTCGGCACCGCTCAATGTGGCATCTGCAGTCGGCGCAGAGCCGATAGAATAGTCACCTTCAAAATCTGCCGTATGGCCTGTTCCTGGGCCAGTTAGCTGCACATAAGCAACTGCGCCCAAAAGCATAAAATTACCTTGCGGTAATCCGGCCAGCACAACAGTTCCGAAACCCACCCCAGTTGCACCATCAACTTCTATAGTGCCCCCAAGGTTCAAGGTCTCTTTAATGACTGCTTCCAACAGGGCTGGTCCACGCGAAAGTGAACGTCTTAGACCTTTTGCCATCTTAATCTCCTTGTTGATTGTGGGGTGTTTTACCACCCCACGGAGAGAGAATAATCGTTAGTTAATTGTTACGCTTCGCGAGTAACCAGGCGAGCGAACTGGATCTGCTTACGCTCAGGGAATACGCGCTCCCAAGAATCAGCATGAGCCAGGTTGTTGGAGGTCGCTGCATTACCAGGGCCACCATTCGGTGCCGTCCCGGCATACTTATGACCAACAGGATGAAGCATCCATTCTACACGACTGTAGAGGACTTCCTGACCACCACCCGTTCCGGCATCCGGTTTACGTTCAACTTCAGTTGGAACTTTAGGTGCACTTAAGCCAATTCGTGTTTGACCTGCGCCAAATAGCCAAGTGTCATAAATATTACCAGTTCGAGGAACACCGTCATCAACGATCACGGTTCGACCAAGGAAGGTCGGAATCATTACTTCACCACGTGCATCCGGGATAAAGTCGATCAGGTTATTTTTCTGCATGCGGTTATAAACCACACTATGAACTGCAACGGCAACCAGATCCTCCATGGAATCTCCCATTGTCAACGCAGTATCAAGAAATGCTTCAGCAGAAAAGTCCGTCACACCAGCTACATAACTTCCACCGGAGATATCGTTTTGCAAGTCATCTTGCACGTGCTCACTACCAGAAGGAGCAGCACTATTATCTGCGATGACGCCATTCATTGTAGCAATAAAGGCGGTTTGCAGTCGACGAGCCCAATAATCTGCCACTCGGTTTGCAATGGCGGCTTGCGGATCGCTTCCGGCCAATGCAGCGGTTAGATCATAAGAACTCCAGGACTGGTTACGGGAAAGACGCACACCAATTTCTTGAGACGTCCCGATTTTGTTCGGGCTTGAAGTGGTAGCGTCGTCAGTTGACACGTTTTCCGTGTCGTTGTCGAGATCACGCCAAGACGGCAGATTAAATGTCAATCCACCACCAGCCAGCAAGCTTGACATAAATTCATCCACTACAGCGACACCAGAACTAATGACGCGGGATTTCTCTTCAGTCAATTGCTGAACATAAGGAGTGAAAATTTCAGGAACGACAACATCAGATATTGCAGTGGTTCCAGCGGCCATGGGATTTACCTCCTAAAATATTTGGTCATGGCTATTCTATTTAGCATAGAGCCATGTCCCATGACCGGCTCTGGAATTATCGTGAATCTATGATCGACTATTTTTTCAGACAACAAATTATTTTGGAGGCTCCGTTGGTGCTGTTGCACCAATCTTACTTCCAGCAGCTTGAGCTAATTTTTCAGCAGCTGCAGTTCCATGCTCTTTAATAATTTGGCCCTGTTCAGTAAGATTCCAATTGGCCTTCGTCCAAGGATTCTTACCATTATTTATTTTGCTACCACCACCTGCTCCACCACCTTCAGAAGCGGGCCACCAGTGTGGACGAGATTCTTGCATGTCCGTAAGCCACAATGCAGGTGTGAGACCAGCAGTTATGCCATTGCCTTCTCTAGTTTGAACAGTGCCATCGTCTAAAATTTCAAATTGACTTCGACCAATGAGAATGGCATCCGAGACTGCGGTTTCAAGCATCTTGCCACCTTTATGTCCAGCAATTGCTTCACGAATAGAATCGTCGATGGTGCGATTGTTCTTTTCGTGTGTAAGAGTTGACACACTGCCTTCCAAATTAGTAACCTTGTCTTCCAATTCCTGCTTTTCACGAGCAAAAGCATTTTCCTTGGTCTTAACGCGTGCATCAACCAATTGATTAATTTTATCCTCGTCCATCTTACCTTCAGCAGCCAATTTATACTCTTCAATCTTGTCGAGTTCTTCCTTGGTTTCCTTGGGCTTCAAATCACCCCATTCGCGGAGCTTGTCCTTGGTCTCTTTATGGTCATTACGCTCTTTACGCAATGATTCCATAACATTATCAACATCTTGTTGAGTCTTCATACCTTCAACACCAGTTAATACCCACTCACTGTCCTTCTCAGTATAAAGCTTTTCATATCCCTCAGGGATATCTTCCTTTTTACTATACTTCAGCTTAAGCATGTCACATGCTCCTATGTAAGATTAGAAATTTGCAGGATCCAATCCTGCTGCTTTAAATTCTCGTGCATGACGGTCTGCCAATTCCTCCAAGGTTAATGGCTTACCTGCACGATCAATAAATTTATCCAACGTCAACTGCCCAGAGCGAAATAAGCGACCTCTGGTTGGGCCCAGGACGTCATCCTGGAAAGATGCGGACTGTCCTTTGAGCCATTCGCTATACGTAACCTGGGAAGGGGTTCTCCCGATGAGTTGCCGCTTCCTGGTTCTTGCAAACTTATCAAACTGACCCTTCGTGCCATGAGGAAGGTGTCGTCTAAGAGAACCTGGTTTCGTAATACCGTTCTGTGCCTTAAATTCACCCACCAACATTTTCTCAGTGGTGGGATTAGCAGGTCTCTCTCCCAATACCTGGTCATCAAGTATTGCAATACGGAGGCTCCTGCAAAGCCAATGCAACGGTGGGATTGGCCCTTTACCTATTTCATACCGATTTCCGTCTAAGCTTCGACATATCGGCGTAGTTCTAGAGTCAAGAGTTGCAACATACAACTCCCAAGAAAACAAATTCTCATTTTCAAGATAGAATTCCCGACGAACTGCATTGCCAATATGGTTGATTGCAGTCCTAGTCACGGCTGCTGCTTGTCTTCTAGAGGTTTTTGTAACAGAATTTGCTGCAGAACGGCTGGAAACGACAACTCTTCGCGCTATTTGCGCACTGCTTTCACCTTGCACCATACCAATATGAATCTGACTCATGATATTATCAAGGTCTACTTGCTTCTGATGCTGCGCCCATTGCTTCAAAGTCTTACCCTCAAAGGGCAAAGTGTTAATTATCCTATCAATTACGCTGTTGGGAGGTAGATTTATTGATAAAATCACCGGAGAAACCGTTCTAAGTATCATTGAAGCAAATTTTGGCTCATTCTCGGCTATTTTTCTAATCTCTGTCAGCCAAATTTCTTCAACATTCTCCCAGGCAACCGTTCTGACCTTGGAAATTAGCCTTCTCAGTGTCTTTAATCGCAATACATCACGACTATTCCTGAAAGAACCATGATTTAATAGCCTAGAGCGTATCTTATCTCTGATCTCGGATTCTGTGGCAATCAATTCCTTGACAATTTTGTCACGAATTGTTGCACTTACTTGTAATAAGCCAACTTGATGCGCTAATAACGCTTCAAAAAATTTCTCATTCGTCGTCTTGGGCATCGTCGTCTACAATTCCATCAACCAGAGTGTTGGTGTCAATATTAAAAGACATATCCAAATCACGTTCTTCTTCAATTTTCTTCAATTCTTCTTCGAATGACAGTTTTGTCAAGTCTCGTTCACGCAAGAACTGGTGGATTGATTCTAAACTCCATGGCGCACCCATCTGTTTTGCATTCATGAAGGCCAACAAGGTGTTTCCGTCAATCTTATCATTGGCAAAATCAAGGTTTGGTGTAACTTTTACTTCTTCCTCATTCTCACCCATCCATCTTGCCGCTTGCTTCAAGAGAGATTCCAGGCCAAAAGCACCTGCAATGGCAATCTGGTTCAACGTGGTAGTCTGAGAAGTAACCCTGGTCACTAAGGCATCGCCAGATTCCCTTTCACGGGAAGTGGTATCAAGTAAATTACCACCTTTTACTGCTGCTTGGCGATGATCATCCCGCAATGCTTCACGCATTTCCGATAAACCATCACCAGAAACACCAATGAACTTAGCGTCACCACCCATAGGCAAATCAATAGACCCTAAAGCACCAAGTTGAATTTCATCCTCATCATCAAGTTGCAAACCCTCTGTCACAAGAGTATCTTGACCTTGCATAAAGAGTGCCTGTCGATAATCAGCGGAGAGCCTATAAGCAGCCAAGGCCAAGTTTGCAAGACCTAACAATGGAGGAGATTCTGGTGCCGGAACAACGTCTCGTCCATTAATAAAGGTGAAAGGTATCTCATTAAATTCCTTACCACGTATAGTAGGAGTCATCAACCCTTCTTCAGTAAAAGTTTTGGCTTCCTCAAACACTCCTTGTTGATAAACACCCGTTGCCTCATTTGTCTGCATATCGCCCAGGGAAAGCACTCGGTATTTCTGCTTTTCATCCCAAGAGAAGTCATTTCCCCTGACATACTCTGTTTCGTCAAGCACCACCAAATTGAGAACCTGTTTGGTTAACCCATCACGCGTGCCATTGTCCCAATTAATGATGGTTGGTGCCTTATACATAGCAACATAGAGCCTCGGTGTCCCAATTTCACCCCGCACAGGCAAATCAAGCATCAAGCCTAGCCGACCTGTCACCAACTGTTCTTCATTAATACGCTTTAACAGAACCGTGAGGGATTCTCCGTCAACAGTGGCGTTTTCTCTCAAAAATTCCATTTTCTTGGGCAAAAGGATTGTTGCTTCTTTTCGATGCATTACGCCAAGTGCCATTCTGACAGCATCATTGACAAATTCCGGAAACGTTGCCCTTATTAAATATGCTTGATAAGCCTTATACCCCAAATCCGTAGTTTTCTTCAACCCTCCACGCTCTTGCCCGTCAGTGGCTGGCAAATATGTGTAGGTCTTATCCTTTATTGCCCTTTGTCCCTTGAATGTATCTCTCATTGTCACCCAATCAATAAAAAATTCATCATACAAAGGATTCTTGTTTCGTAGAGACATTTAAAAGCCTCCTCTCGTCTTTTTCTTCCTGGGTTTTAAACCCAAGGAACGGATAAAGTAACGAGTCTCATCACCAATGTGATCTTCAGCATCAGTGTCCACATCGTCCATATCGTCTGGATCCCTGGGCAATACTGGAACAGTCCGGATGAAATTAACACAACACTCAGTCACAAACAACCCTGGCTTTTCTCGCACTCCCTTTTCTGGGTTTTTGGCCTGACTGAAATAATTTCTCATCAATTCCCAGCCATTCTTCCTGGAACCTGCTCTTTTATCAGCACTCCTCCAATGAATGCCAGATTTCATTGTCCCATCTTTCAACCTCACAGGTTGCGCCATGTCCACTGCAATGCTCACACCATTTTCCACATTAAAAATGTTATTATCGGCTGGCCCTGGTTTCACCCGCTTATGCAAACCCCACTTGAGCTCCCTTTCCACTATGCCCAGGGAAATGTCCTTGGAAAGCATGCGCAGACCCTCATTGGGCTTTTCCGTTGCCCCATACCACTCCTGAATCCTAAATGCATCACCTGGAACAGTATTCATGACTCTGCCATTTGGAAGAGTGAGGTCTGATCCATTGCTCCTGGCCCACCATCCCACGGAAAATGGCTTGCTGCTCCCCCAGTCGAATGATCGATATATGCGCCAATCATGCGGAACGGTCTTGTAAAAATCTGGTAAAATGTGAGTTGATGGTTCCCACACATCATCAAACATACCTCCTGCCACAATATCCCAACTTCCCTCTAACCATGCTGCAAGTTCCGCCTTGTTTCGGGCTGAGGCGATAATCCTCGTGATATATTCTGGGTCGCTTTCGAGGAGTATCTTATTCTCCTGAATCGTCCCGTGAATTGCAACACGTGGTGGTTCAAGGTTGCCGTCTTCGTCTCTGGAGTCGGTGATTGGCTTGAAGCGGCTGCCTGGAAGTCTGAATCTTGCCTTAACCCAATTGTGCCCTGGCCCATATGGATTGGTCGTGCTTCTATACTTCCTGGGCATATCAGGGTTGGTGCTTCTGCAACAAGACATCATGCGCTTATACCCTGAATATGTTGCCCAATTGCAAAGCTCCTCCCAACCAATCCAAGGATAACTGTGACCATGGTAATTCCAATAGTCGTCATCTCTCATGAACTGTCTAAGGTAGAGCATCTCCCCAGTGGGGAAGGTCCAATAATGTTCCGAAGCGTGAAAGGTGGCGTCGGGAAATATCTGGTTGAACCATTTCTTGCTCTTGCTGATAACGTCCGTCAATTGTTTATAGGTCTGACGAAAAAGTATGCCTCTCCAATCTGCACCAAACCCCACCCCCACGTGTTGGGCAAAATCCATGAGAAGTGCGTCCGTCTTCCCTGGTCCACGTGTGCCTTCATAGAGCACTTCGAACAAGGGGCAGGATAAGAAGAGTTCTTGGCTTCCTGCTTGTGGAGTCCAAATTGCTTCGGTCTCTATTGGGAATTGGTCTATGTCAGTCGTCGATTGGGAAAGCACTGTTTTCTTCCGTTGAACCTAAATTGTATTTTTCTGACCATTCAGTGATAGTGTTGGTTTCTCTAATGATGCGTGCACCACAGAAGAATATTAACCTTGGCGGAAGGATCATGGATATATTGTCGCATAGTTTTGTCAATTCCGACCTGAAGCTATCTTGCCAGCGTTGATAACGACGTTTGACACGGATGAATGGTGTCCATTTGCCTGACTTGGTGCGAATACGTTTGGTGATGAAAAATTTGCCTGCAGCATTGTCGTAGCGGCGGAAGGATATCCAGCGCATGTTTGGTCTCCTGAATCGTGTAAAGGAATATAAAAAAGGGAACCTGTCGAAACAAGCTCCCTTCATGGCTAGAACGAAAAAACGAGCGCATGTGAAATTACTGTCTGGTGGTGTGATTTGGCAAATGGTTATTTTGAATTCTCGCATTGATTTGGATTGGGTGATTTCTGCTCCAATTTTGACGGTGGGACTCCCAACATCCCTGGTCCATTTACCGCACATAGGGGGAGGGGGTCACTCCTTCCCTGTGTCAAGAGCCTTTGTGTTACCCTCTACCTCTCCATTCGTCGAAGATTCAACAACCTCAGCATCAATTTGAATCATCTCCTGCTGCTTACGCTGCGTCTCAAGTGCTGCTGATATCCAATCTTCAGGACTCAAGGTGGTTGGTGCAACGAGCACTCCTGACTTGACATTAACATCCACCTGCTTCTTGTTTATATAAGATTGATCGTAGCGGGCAAGAATACGTTCACGTAACCTAGTTTCATATACCCTCTTCTCATTGACTACATTACCGTCCTTGTCATACGACTTGGAGATATGACCTTCAATAGCTTCGGTCTCTATCCTGTCCACGATTATTTCAGCACGCACATCGGCTATTTCACTCATGAGTATTGCAAATGGGACATCCTTTTTTCGGTGAGCCCTTACTACCTCCTGACTCACACCTGCTTGCTTTGCTGCTAGATTGATCTTGCCTGTTTCAGCATAGTGGAAAAGAAATACCTTCTTACGATCATCGTCGAAGCGGGCACTGGTCACGGCGTTAAACTTATCACGCCAATTGTCCAGGTCGATATGGTCTATGATTTCTTGACGAAGGTTGAAGCGGGCACCTAAGTCATGAGCGATGTCAGTGGAAGAGGGCACCTGACTGTTAGTGTTTGATTTACGTTTTTTCAATTTGTCAATCCTCGCGCGCTGACGATCGTGACTGGGAAAC